AGTGTCTCTGTTGATGAAGATGAATATGAACAATTAAAAGACCTATCAAGAGCAGGACTCTCAATAGGTTTTTTAATCAGAGAAGCTATACATGATTTCTTAGATAAAACTAAAAAATAATTAATTAGTCATTATTTCATAATCTGTAGGGTCATAATCTTCATAAGGTGATGGATCTTCATACATATCTGAATTTTCTTCCCACCATTCGTCTATTAAACTTTTATCATTTATCAAGCTATAACCTTCATCTGAGTCTTTACATACTTCTATGTAATATTCAGAAAAGTCATTAATTAATTCAGGTAATAAATTAAATTCTAAAGCTATTTCTTTAGCTCTATTAATGCAATGTTCATTGAATTGATCAGAAATAAATAAATTATTATCCCAATTCATAACCTGATCTGGTAATGGGTTGTCAATCATTTATTCTTCCTCAAATTCTTGTATATCTAAAATTAAACTTGTTTGACCATTTTCAATTTTAGTGCAAAGCCAATCTATAGCTTTGTAATTTCTAGTATTGAATTTTCCATCAACAATAAATATATCTATATCTTCCTTTGGTATTTCTATTGGATCAATAGATAATTCATATCTTTCTTTCATTCTTCTATCTCCTTTATCTCAGTTATTTCATGTTCTTCTAATTCAATATCATGCTGCTCTAAGTACTGTTGTTTTAACAGTTCAATGTATTCTTCTTTAGAGTTAGCTGCATGATTATTGTATGCAAACTCTACAGTAATTACTGACGTAAATTGTTTAACCATAATAATTTTTGTATTTGGAAAGTACTGGGCTTACATAAAGAAAACTTTATCCAAAAAAACTTTAATGCCAGTTAATTAATTAGTGATTCTCATGAGAATTTCTCATAACTTTTTAAGTTCTTTTTTCAACTTAGTCATCATTGATAAAACTTTAAATCTTTCTTCTACTGGTAACTCTTTTATATCTTTCATACTTCTTTCAATTTCATCTTCTACACTAGCTTTATATTCAGCTAACTTATTAGCTTTATCTACAGTAGGTATTTCAAGTTCATTATAAATCTTGTCATACCATCTATATGCAGTAGCCTGAGCTATTTTAAAGTGAGATACAAAATACTTAATACACTCACTTTTTCTTTTTTCATCATAAATAAATTCTTGAGCTAACTCTTTAGCTTCAACTTTATTTTCTTCCCAGTTATCTTTATCTAGCATCTTCTAATTCCTCTAGCTTAAGTGCATTGTTAGAAAATTCCATCAATTTTTCTAATACATCATCTCTTGAATAATCTTTTTTTATTGCATCATTACCAAAAGCTATTTCAAAAACTTGTTCAATAAATCTATTATCTTTATGTTTTTGATAACTTCTATTTAATTCTCTAATAGTCTTTAAAACTTTATCTTCATTCTTACTTTTAAATGGACTATCTTCTACTTCACATCCATCCCATGCTTCTATATGACAACCTGTATGTTCATATGAATAAAGACTATCAATTGCATAACAATCAATAGGTTCTTTGCATTTATGGTACTCACCATCTAAACAATTTCTTGTTCTATGAAATATCCACCCATATTTAAACTTTACGTCTTGAGGATAAACCCATGCCCAGTTTGTATTATTACAAATAATCTCATAGGCATCTTTATTAGTTAGTTTTTTCATTTTCTACCTACATATTTAGGGTTATCTTTTAAATGATATGGATTATATTTTTTTACTTTTTTATATATATCTAAAATAGATTCTCTTTCATCTTGACTAAATAAATTTTCTTTATATAAGTCAAAATTTACTATTTCATCAAGTGCTAAAAATAAAGCACTTGCATCTTTTTCTTGTAGTTTAAGATTCATTTTTAGACTCCATATGTTCTTTATAAGATTTTTCAAGAATTGCATTTAATTCTTTTCCAGTTAATACAACAAATCCATTAACTAAATCTTTATCAACAAATTTGTATTTTTTATTAGGTTTAATATTCATAATTCATCACCTGTATATCCTTTTTTAAAGTAATCTTCAGCAGTTGATTTACATGCTTCAAACTCACATGGAGTTAGTCCAGTACCAAACCAAACAATATCTGATTTGAGTTTCTCATCTAACTTACTATTTGTAGAACTATAAAACTGTAAAAAAGTTTTAACTAATGCTAATTTTTGATTTTTACCATCTAAAACTTCTTGATGTTCTATTGGTTTAGCTGATATACACTCAACTGTTGTAACAATCCATGATGGTAACTTTCTAATAAAGTTATTTTCATCTAAATCAATATGAATAACCCTATCAGGGTCAAGTAATTTCTGATTAAATTTCTTTTCATATTCTCTTTTTACGTTTAATAAATCACAATCTTGTTCGATATAAACAAATTTTGTTTTTTTATCGTAATAAGAAAATTCAGAGATTTGAGCAAATCCCATATTTAATTCTTTAACTAATTTAGAAGGCATTTCTAACCAGCCATGAGCAGGGTCAGAATAAAATTTAAAGATATGATCTTTAGGGTTAGCGTATGGATTCATTGTTTTAATTAGTATTCACATTCAAGAATTTTTCTAAGCATAATCTCATCATTCATAGCTACTGCTTTCTGAATGTTGATGTTATCCATGTATTCATTACAGTCAATTAGATATTCACCCATTATTGACTGATAAATTAACCCATTCATGGGTTTAGGCTTTTTGGAAAGTGTCATAAAAAGAATTTTGTATGATATAAAATATTATATACATAAAAGTAAACTATTGTAAACCATTCAGTTAATTATATTTTTCTTTCAAATTTAAAAATATAAATCTATTATTTTCTTCAGCATTTAATTTTATGTTTTTTAAAATTAAATCGCATAATAAAAAATATTCTTTTTTTTCTTTTTTATTCAACATTAAAAAACTTTAGATTGAACTATGAAATAATAAAAATCATGGTCATAACCTAAAGCTAGAACCTCTAAATTTTCGTTATATTCTTTCAATTCCCATTCTTTAAGCATTGCAATGCAAGCATTATAATAATTATCTACTGCATCTATATTGCTATTCCATTCAATAGTCTTACTATAAGTTGTTTTATCATCCCTTTTGTGAGTAACTTTTGCTCTAGGTAGTTTGTTATTGGTAGGAGGTAAAAATTTACCTTTAATAACCATCCCTTTTATTTTTGTTTTTAAAAAAATACTTTCTTTTTTCATTTTAAAGAAACTCCTCTAAGTGTTCTTTCATAATCGCTCTTATGTAGATAGTATTTTTTATCAAGTTCTAATTTATTAAAATCATTTATTATTCTTTCATTACAAAGTAAATCTATACCTTTAAAATTCTCCTGATTGAATTTATAAAAATCTACTGTCTTTTTAAGTAGTTTTTTAAATTCTTCTTTATTACTGCAAGTTTCAATAGTTATATCTCCTTCACAGTAACTAACTATTTTATAATCCCTAAAATTAACCCAGTTCCCAAAATAGCTTGCATCTTCTGAAGTATCTAACTGAGCATAACCCTTAGACGGTTTACACATATCGAAATCAAAAGCATAGCGGTCTATACTTTCAAAAAAAGTTTCTTTTTTAATTGTCATAATAATAAATAGATAGACATTATAAGTATAACATCATGCTAGTAAAAAAGACATTCAACTTAAAAATTCCATTCATTATTAGCTGACTACTTCCAACCCTTAAAAAATCCATTCATTTTCGCCATTCATTATTGACTGACTACTAAGCTTAATTTTTTTTTATTTTTTTTATTTTTTTTTAATATGAAAAAATATTTTTAATTTTAAAAAATTTTGAAAAAAAAAATTTTAAAAAATCCTGAAAAAATTTTACAGGAAAAATCTTCAGGAATAAAAATTAATTTATCCTGAAGTTTTTATTATATTGTAAATTTAGAATTTAGGTTCCTTAATTTTAAGAGCTTCAAAACATTTATTTTCTTTAAATGCTTTCTGCCAAAACTTATAAGTTTTTTTAACTCCGAATTGATAATTAAGCCAACTTACTGCCGAACCTCTTAATCCACAAATATCTCTAGTATAAGAGCAATATAATCTGGTTAATATCATTCTTAGACTTAATTCTGGTAGTTCAATTACTACACCATCTAAGCAAGTAAATTTTATTTTACTTGCGTATGGATTACATATAGTGAATCCATCTTTTGAATCTTTCCCGTTGTGGTACTCAATAGTGGTTTTTGTTTCTGTCATGGTTTTTTTAAATAAGGATTAATAATAATAAATAAGGTAGAAAATAAAATTTCATTGTTCTAAGTCTCTTCTAATTAATATCCTTAGGTATTGAGATAGATTCTCTTCTCCTAAGTAATCAATACACTTAGTAATTAACCTAGAGTGTAAATCTCTAGGTAAAGTTACTTTTATTTGTTCTTGTTTGATTCTTTTTGAAGTCATTACTTTTTAACCTCACTTGTATTTATGTTATTTACAAAATAAGTTGCAAGCTCTTCTTTCTCAGAATCCTTAAGCTTGTTTACTTGTTCGACTGTATTCTTGAATAATTGCTTCAGGAATCTTTTTTTTGCTTCTGAATATTCAAAATTCATATTCAAAACATTTTTTAAAATCTCAGCTTGCATAATTTCAGAATCAATAATTATATTGAGTTCGTTTGAATTATCAGAAATTTTGACGTAAGAATTATATGAATCTATAGAGACTCTTACATTCTTTTTGTTAGTGTCGAGTGTTTGTAATGTCTCGACTGGGAATAAATTAATTGAGTTCATGGAAGGTTTAAAAAATTAGTTTTTTGTTTTTAGTTAGTTATGTAGTCTGTAATTTTTTATTTGTTGTTACTCCAGAACTAAAAAAAGAACTAAGAGAATTGAACATATAAGAATAATTAAAAATACATAACTATATCTAGTTTACCATAAAGTTATATAAAAGGTATATCAGATACCAAAAATAATATAAATATACTTCTATGGACTCCGAGAGAATATTTTTTACTTCTATTTACTTTTATATACTTCTTAGGACTCCTAGTATCTTATGTACTCTCTAAGGTACTTCTATGGACTTCAGAGGAGTTTTATGTACCTAGGGGGACTAGTAGTACAAAATATTTTTTTATAGGCCAGGGCGGGTACCTTAAATATATTCTGATTAATTTTTTGGTTCTATGCGAATAGCAAGTTCTGGAGCTTGAATGTTAACTGTCTCTACAGATTCACCTATTACTTTGCCTAGGCTGTCTAGGATCTGTGCTGCTGTTTGTAATTGACCTTTTTTAACAGCTTTATTGAAGAGTCTGATACGCATTGCTTGTAGACGAGGTAATAAAGATTCTCTATCCTTTTCCCAATCTTCGTTATTCCAGACTTTTACTCTATTCCAATCTTGCCAGCCTATTGTTTCTGAAACTCCTTCTATGTTTGAATGTTCTATTACTAATTGACGAGTAGTTTTACCTTCTAGTTGACGAGCATAAAGACGTTGAGAACGCTTTAGGACATCAGAGAAGGCTGAACGACCTTTCTTTTTTACTGGTTGTGCTATTGAGTTATCGTTAAAGTTTTCTGGGAAAGTAGAAGAAGCCACGGACTTACTTGCGAGGTGTATTTATTGAAATAATAACCTAAAAGTAATGGAATAGGCTATAAATAGGGGGTATTAGTTGAAATTTCTGTTATTTTTAGGTGTATGGCAGTAAAAAACAAACCAGAAATCAGTTTAAGGTATGCACAGGGGGAGGTATTTAATTGTGATAAGAGATTTAGGGTGTTGGTTGCAGGAAGAAGGTTTGGTAAAAGTTATTTATCCTGTATCGAATTGCTCAGAGGAGCTATCAATCGACCTGGCGAGGTATATTTCTATTGTGCTCCTACTTATAGGATGGCAAAGGATATTGCGTGGAAAGAGTTGAAGAAGTTAGTACCTAAAGTGTGGGTGCAAAGTAAGAATGAGACAGATTTAAGGTTGGAATTGATTAATGGATCAACTATTGAGTTGAAAGGTACTGAAAATGCGATGGCATTGAGGGGAAGAAGTTTAGCTGGTGTTGTTTTGGATGAGGCTGCATTTATGGATCGTGATGTATGGGCTGAAGTTATAAGACCTGCATTGGCTGATAAACAGGGATGGGCTTTGTTTATTTCTACTCCTGATGGTACTGCGAGTTGGTTTTATGATATGTGGTGTTA